ACATATTAGGTCTTTTTGCTATCTGTCCGACTGCAAGACCTGTTCCTGAGCTGTGAGCTTCATAAAGTCTAAAACTCGACCCAACAAAAAAATTTTGTGTGGCTGATGTATAAAAATCAGATATCGTGAGCCTAAATTCATAGTCTAAGTCCGTACTGTTGTTGTAAGCTAAAAGATTTGTAGTTAAAACTTTATCTGTGCCTTGCTGAATTGTGAGCCAGTTTGAGCTGCCTATTTGCCTTCTTTCAACTTTCCAATTGCAAGGATCTTTATTTGCAATGCTTGCCATTTTAAAGTTTCGCTCTATTGTTATAGTTCGCTCATCTTTTTCAAGTCTTTGACCTTTAAAGTTGTTGATACTCGGCAAAAAGTACGGTTCAACAGTTATACTTCTAGTAGTTGAAAAAGTCTTATTTCTGCTATCTATTGCAATTATTTGGATTTCTACTGTTCCAGCTGCATTAAGCTCATTAGTAGTAATATTTGAACCGAAAAAAACTTGATTTGCAGCAAGTATTTTTATACTTTTTATTGTAGAACCAGCAATTCCAGATGCTGTTGTTTTTATATTTAATTTACTATGGTTTTGAACATAAACTCCTAATGCTTTTGTTTTAGCATTGGCATCTACAATTTCAACGTTTGAAATAGAAGGTTGTATTGAATCTGGAATTTTAAAGTGCCAACCTTTGCTGTAAGCAATTTCTCCAAATAATTCTCCGTCTTTATAAGTTTTAATTCCAAAGTCTATATACATTACATCATTATTTGGTTGTAAGTTTATATGCTCTAACGTTGGAACAAATTCAATATCTAAACTACTTGAATTTCTTGCTATATAGTACCAGTTGCTTGTCTTTGTGGCATCATCTCCATAAACTATATACCAAACGTCATGAGTGATATTTCCAGTTAAGAATTTGTCTATTTGCAGTGTATGTGGAGAATTTAAGTATTTTGAACCTATCATTGTATTTTTGATAGTACTCATTCGTGGTATTTTATCAAGTTCAATAGTATCTGAACCGCCATCAATTGTGCTGACGTGTCGCCCTCTAATATTTGCATTAAAGGTTACTACACTTGATAAGTTCACTGTTTTTGTTCCGTCTGAATTGTGATAAATTCTTTTTGTAAATTCGCCTAGTTTTAACGTTTCGTTTCCATTTGTGTATAAGCTAGAACTAATTTTATAAGGTGAACCATCAATATAAATGTAGTGATTTTTGCTTGATATAGATAGATTATATCTATATCCACAAATCAAATATAAGCTTATTGTTAAATCTGAATAGTTTTCTTCAACGTTTTGTGTCGCAGTCCACTCTGTTTTTACTGTGTAACCAGTGATGCCTTTTTGATAACTTCCGTTTAATGCCATTAATCCACCGCCTTTCTAAAAGACAAATTTCCATTTTCTTGTACTACAAATTCAAAATTACCAATCCTTAAAGAATTGATAATGTAAGCATCAGTAATATACAATTTATTTTTTGACAAATAGGCAACTTCTGCATCTGCTTTTAAAAAGCTTATTTTCTCGTGAGTTAATAAAGCTTTAAAAGGACTATTAATATCGCCTAGTTCAATGTTTCCATTTTTAAATCTAATATATCTCGAAAAATCGTTGAAACGTTGTTCAACAACTCGCCCCGTTTCGTCAAGTAATTGTTTATAGTTGTTAAATTGGAACAAAAACTCATCTCTAGTCTGTTTAAGTGCTGTATTTAATTCTTTTCTGATTTTTGCATTTTCAAGATTAAGTCCGTCATATTTTTTTAATAAGTCTTTATTATCACTTGATAGATACTCAATCGCATTATTTAATTCATTGTCAATCTTTTCTAAGTCTTCAATAGCTGGTGTCCAAGACGTTGCGATTGTTCCTTCTTCAATTTTGATGTTTTTTACACAAAAAATAGGATTTTGATTAAGTTCTGTTTCAATTCCGATTATAAGCTCGTCAAAGTCTTTTTTGTCAAAAGTAATAGCAATTCTTGTGTTTCGTAGTGCTTTTACTGATGCTTTTTTATCTGTTTTAGCTTTGTCTATAACTACATTTATATCAAAACCAGATAAATTTAAAAAATCTAAACTTAATGTATATTTTTTGTTCTCATCAATTTTGAAATCGTTTAAAGAATAATATCCTCGCACTTTTGACGTTATTTGAGTATCAACATCTAAAAATTTGATAGACTCAAAACCTATCCACTCATCACTATTTTCTATTTGTGAATATTCAATATCTGTAGCAGACCACTTTTGCCATTTTGTTTTGTCTATACTTGCTGAATTTCTTAATAAATTTCTAGCTCCGACTTTGACTTTGTCGATTTCTTTTGTAATAGCTTGACTTATTTCAGACTTGAATTTTTTATTATCTACAACAAGCTCGTTATATTCTTCTTTAGTAACTATCTTCTTTTTAGTCTCATCACTAATCATATTTTCAGTGATTGAACCCGCTTTTATTCTATCCGCATGTAAAAATCCTGTTGTAATTCTGCTTGCATCTAACTCTATAATTTTTGCTATACCTGCAGAAAGTTTAGGTGCTAGAACTTCATCCGTTGTTATTTTAGTTACTAAATCTTGAATATTTCCTGTAGATAATTTTAAAATCCATTGTCCTTTTTCATAGATATATAAGTCTGTATAAGCTCCATTAGGCTTAAACCAAGTGTCGCCCTCTTTCGGATTTGTTGGCTCTTTAGTATCTGCATAAATTGTTGTTCCATCTGCTCCAATTCTCGCATTTAAAAATTCAATTTGTTTTTGGATGGTCCCTTTATATTCGTATGATGTGGATGTTGATGTTTTCACATCTGCTGACATTTTACAATTCAAGCCACCTGAAAAGTTAAGTTGTAAATTTAAAATAGGAACTCCTATATATTGCCCATTTGCAACTTCAATTTGTATAAAGTCCCCAACCTCAAGAGCAGGATTGCCTTGCCAATTCACAGTGTAGGGTTTAAAAATGAATTGTTTTAAGTAAGTATATACTTCATCTAAATAATCTTGTTTCATTAAAGGATTAACTAAATTTATTTGATTTCCTACAGCTGATCCACTTGCTAAAATAGTTTTTTCTTTATTCTTTAAGTCTGCAGTAATTCCGTTTAACTTATATTCCACATCATTTACTTCTAAGCCACCTAAAAAATAATTATTCTTTGTTATCTTTTCTAGTGTTCTGTTAAATTTTCTAAACTCTAATTTCCCATATCTATCAAAGACTACAAAACAGCCCTCGATTTGTGCAAGATAGCTTAACATCTCTCTATAGCTAACTTTTTCTAGTTTTTGTACTTCTTTGTTATAGCTTATATGAGTAGGAACAAACTCCATTTTAACTTTATATGAAATATCTTGAATTACATCTCTTATTTTAGCTGGGAAAGCTAAATCAGTTTTATATAATTCATTAAGATACATCATTTTATCTTGACACTTGATTTTAGTTGTCTTTGCATTTCTATCTCTTTTTATTTCTTTGATATAGAAAACTCCAAGAGGAATACTCTCCGCTCCAATAATGCCTATATAAGGCTTTACTTCTTGATTTTCTTCTATAGTTTCTACTAATTTATTTAAAGTTATTTCAAAGGTACTAGCATTTGTTGAACCTATTGCAAAAGAGTTACTTGCTATTGAGCTATTATAGTTAAAATCTTTTATTATATCTATTCTATAGTCCACATTATTTATTAATACATTTGCCTCTAAATACCTCTCAGATGAGTATATTTTGCTTTTAAATGTATCAGACATATTAATCATATACTACACCTCTATTTCTCAATAAAATTCATTTTAAGACTAGACCACGGCTTAAATTTACTATTGAAGTTATAAACTGGAGCGGTTCTATCTCCAACATACATTGTTTTAGTAGTTTCTCCAATTTGTGGATCAATAAATTTTACACTAAAAAACACAGAAGATACTGCATTTAAAAGTGTTTGCATTTCTACCTGTGTTAGCATTCCCCATTCACATTCAATTTTTCTTTTTACTGCCACTCTATCCCTTACAATAGTTCCATTTGCATTTCTTCCTGTTTCTGCATCTATATCATTTATTGATATAGACATAGCTTTAGGGGTAGGTACTACTACCCCATTTATAATTAACATAATATTACCTATCCCCCTTATATCTTAATTAAAGTCATTCCAGCTCTTTCTTGCTCTTCATTGATTTTATTTATAGCAAAACGTCCAAACTCCGTATCGCCTATTTGAACTATAATATCTCCAGAACCTGAAAGTGCATTATTTTTCATGTTTGCTAAAGAATTAAGCATTGTACCCATAGCATTTTTTAAGTCTGCAAAAATATCAACTTCAACATTTTTATCTACTGAAATGTCTGAATTGTTAAGACCTTTTAAAACTGAGTTGTTAAGTCCCTTAGCTGAGTTAAATACATTTGTTTCTTCTTTATCTAGTCCTAAGTATAGACCCTGACCTATAAAACGTCCGAATGATGTAGTAAGTTTTGAAGGCGAGTTGATACCAAACCAACCTTTTATCGTGTCTGCTATGCCTTTCGCTATGCTTTTCGCCTTATCCCATACAGCTCTTGCCATAGAGCCTATACCACTTATAAGCCCTACAATTATATTACGACCAATGCTGTATAAGTCAATGCTAGTTATAGCCCTTACTGCTTTATCCCATAATTCAGATACTTTACTAGGTATCTTACCAAACCATTCAGAAACCGCATTATATATATCAGACATTTTACTTGTTACAGCAGACCACATGCCACTAGCAACACTCACAACTGTTGATTTTATACCTTCCCATATACTGGAAGCTACAGTCTTTATTGATGTAAATATTGAACTAACTGTCGTATATATTCCTGTAAATACTGATTTTATACCTTCCCATATAGCCCCTGCAATTGTGGAAATAACATCTTTAATGCCATTCCATATATTAGAAATAAAATCTTTAACAGCTGTAAATCTTTCTGAAATCCAGTTATATATTTTAGTTATTATATTAGATAAGAAAGTAAAAATCGCATTCCAAGCATTAGTAAAAATAGTTTTAACATTATTCCATACACCATTAAACCAATCTCCAATGCCTGAAAATATAGCTAAAATACCATTATATAAACCTTGGAAAGTCTCAACAACACCAGTCCATAATCCAACAAAAAAAGCCCCTATCGACTCACAGATACCACCTACGAAGTCGCAAAAGCCTTGCCATAATTCTGAAAGATAATTAATTATTGTGTCCCAATTTTTCCATAATTCATAACCTATAAATATTAAAGTACCTATAGCAGCAACAACAAGAGTTATAGGACTTGTTAAAACAGCCATGACACCAGCTAAAACAGTTCCAACTGAACTTGCTATCGTTCCTGCTGTAACAAAAGCATATAAAGCAGTTACAATTCCATAAATTATACTCGCAACCTTAACAATTCCCCAAGCAGCTAAAAAACTTCCTATTGCAGCGGTCATTGTTTCAACTGTGCTTTTATGTTCCTTACACCAGTCAGATACTTTCTTTAAAGCCTCTACTATACCTTCTAATACCTTTGTTATAACTCCTCCCGTCCATCTTGCAAGAGGTGCTAAAAACTTGTCAAAAAGCCATTTTCCAAAAGGTGCAAAAGCAGATATAACAGAGTTTAAAATTGATATGGATCTAGCTACTGCTTTTATAAAAATAGGAACTATATCTGAAATAGTCCAACTTGTTAAAGGACTTAAAACATTATCCAAAAACCACAATAAACCCTCTCCTATATTGATAGTAAAAGGTGCAAGTGCTTGCCAAAATTCTCTTAAAGCTCTATTAATTTTTGGAAAATCTATATTATTAAGTGTTTTACTAATAATATCTATAAAACGTGGTAGTCCCTCTCCTAAAACCCATAAACCTACAGGCTTTAAGAAGTATTCGTAAAAGTCTATTAAACCCTGAGCAACAAACTCTTTTAAAGGTTGTAAAGCTTCGTTTAGTCTTTGCAATGCTTCTATTGTAGGTCTTAATAGCTCTATTAAGTCCTCTAAAAACTTCTTTATTTTTGAGTCGTCTTCATCTTCTAGGGCATCATCAAAGCTAACTTTAGGAAGTGTAATTCCACCGCCACCACCAGCGCCAGAACCTCCGCCACCTCCTCCGCCTCCGCCTCCACCAGAGCCGCCACCAGCTCCCGAGTCGGATTTGTCTTTGCTTAGTAGGTTGATTTCATCAAAACCCATTAACCCTAATAGTTCTTTTTTAAGTGCCTTAGCTTGTTTACCTGCTCCGCCTAAGCCTTTACCAAGTTTACCTGCTCCATTATTCGCCTTATCAAGTCCACCGCCTACGCCTTTGACATCGTTAGCCATTGAGGACATAGGACTTGCACTTGCTTTTTTGCCAAAAAGTAGTTGCATAAATACAGCTAATGCTCCAGTTGCTTTATTTACAACACTAGCAAAAGCAGATAAAGCTGGCATAATTGCGCTTATAACTGGTAAGAAAGCATTACCTATATTAAGTGCTGCATTCTTTAGTAAAGCTATAAAATAAGCTATACTTGTAGTTGGCCCTTGCATTAAATTATTACCAAATTTAACACTTGCTTGTTCCAAAATACCCATCATTCTAATAGCTTGTTGAGTGTTAAAATCTAGTTGTTCCCAACTTCTACCATTAGCAAGTTCTTGAAATGCCTTAGTAGTCTTTAACATAGATACATTGACATTGATTCCTAAATCTTCAATTGCCTCTGTACTTCCAAGCATACCTGAACGAATTCTATTCATTACATCGTCCATTGTACGACCTGTCGCACTTGCAACAACTGCTGACGTTTTAAGCATTTGTACTGTATAAGCAGCCAATTGGTCATTGTCTTTTATAAAGTTACTAAAAAGGTTAGAATAAACCGCTCCGTATTTTATAGCATCTCCAGTAGCTAAGTTATAAGCTAAAGCTCCACCCTTAGACCATTTTAAAAATGATTGAGTAGACTCGCCCATTAGTCTTCTTATTTGATTCATTGATGCACTTACTTCTAAAGCCGTTTGAACTGAATATTTGCCAAAGTCATACATCTTTTTAGCCAAAAGACCAAAAGCAGCAATTTTTCCCAAACCCATTAAAGCATTTCTTATTCCACCTGTTTGATGATTAACTGTATCATTAACAGACTTTATATTGTCTTTAACTGGCTTAGTAGCTTGTTCTGTAACTTTTTTCATATCTGACATAGCTTTTTTGTATGGATCTAATTTAGCATCAATAATTACATTTAATTCCTCTAAAGTCAAATAAACTCAACCTCCTTTCCTTAAAAAAATACAAAAAAATAGCAACTATAAATTAGTTGCTTTTACTTTTGTCTCCAACGATGACCACAATTTTTACAAAACATATCATACTTGCCTTTTTTACCAATAAATCCTGCTAACAGTCCAATACCTCCAGTAAGTGCTCCGCCTACTACTGATTTTGTTACTGAAAATCCTTTTTTCTTTTCTCCCATAATTTCGATGTTATCACTACATTTACACTTAGGGCAAACAATTTTTTTCATAACATACCTCCGTTAACAGTATTATATATCTAATAAATTATTTAGTCAATCGTCTTTCATTATATTGCATTGCATATTCTCTAAATCTTTCTTTATGCAATGTCAATTCTTGTTCTATTTTCTTTTTATCTTTATTTTCTAATTCTTTTTTGAATACATCAGGATATAATTCATAAAGTGTAGGTACATCCACGTCCTTTGATAAAATACTTCCTACAAAGCTTCTAATATAACTAGCTAAACTGTAGTTATATATTAAAGTTTCTTTTACTGTTTCATCTTTATGTTGTTTATAAACTTTTATTAAGTCTTTTACTTCATCAAAAGAATAGTCCCAGAACTCGTGAGGTTTTATCCCACAATATAAAGCTGTGGGATAAATCTCATAAATTATATCAGTTAAATATTCAATTTTTCGTTGGCTTCCTTCATCTTCACTTCCATTGCTTTCACCATCTCTGGAGTAAAAAAACCTGAAACATTAAAGATTGGAATTACTACATTTTGTAATAAATCTAGTTGAGAGCCTCCCTCTTCAAAATAATCATCTAAAATATCATTTACATCATTTAAGCTAATTCCGTGATTATATTTCTTTAAAGCTCCATGAATTAACATTGCCATAATTTGTAAACTAGGTATTCCATCATTTAAGATATTTAATAAGTTACTATTTAACTTACTTTCTAATTCGATTATAGCTGATGTACTTAATTTTAATTTATATTCAACACCTTTTACAGTCCATATTTCAAAAGGTTTCTTAATTGTTTTTTTTTCTGACATAATTTATTCCTCCTAATTTTTTATTTAAGCTGGATCAGTGAATTTAAAATCTGATTGTAAACCAATTTTAAGTGTAAATTCAATAACACCATTTACACCACCACCGCCAAGCTTAACAGATACTTGACCATCAAACTCAACCTTTGTTGTATCTGGATAAGCTTGTTCAAAAGAAACAGTTTCTTTATCATCCATTAACTTTCTTAAAACTCTGTATGCTGATGTAGCTTTTGAGTTATCATATTTGAATTTATATTCTAATTCTCCAGCATCTCCAATTCCTAATTCATATTGCTTTACTTTATCAGCTAAAGTAGTATTTTCTACTTTTTCAGGGTCAACCCCAAGTTCTGGAACTTCTTTTAGTCCTTCAAGCAATGTAAATGTATTTGGTGTACCTGTTTTCTTTTTATACTTCAATGTAATTCCATTTGCTAACATATATTATCCTCCTATGCTCTATAAATTTTATTATCTTTTAAATCAATAACACCCTCATATCTCATAACTGAATGTCTTCTGCCTTGTAAGTCGTTACTATCTAAACTCATATTTCTAGTAAATCCTCTAGCGGTCATTAATTCGTCAATTTTGCCCTTAATTTCACTTGTGCTACTATTTGAGTATATTTCTATTCTATACCTTAAAAGTGTCAAGCATTCGCCCTCTATGGCTATTGTGTAAGGTGTGTTATTCTCTTCTTCGTAAACAAGTATAGGAAACTTACTCCAATTATTTGGAAAAGACTCCACAACGTTATTATTTACTTTCTTTAAAATCTTTACTATCTCTGGCTTAAAATTTATCATTTTGAAGCCTCCTCTATCTTTCTTTGTACTTTTTCTTGTATAAACTTGCTTATTTTTTCTCTATTATCATGTAATGCTGGATACATAAAAGGTCTTGCAGGTTGTCCATTCGTAAAGATAAATTTTTGTTTATCTGTATCATAATAAACCCAACCACTAGGACTATAAATTGGTTTAATTTCAGGGCTTATTCCAATATGGCTTGCTTCTCCTTTGGGTCCTGTTCCTAATTCAACATATAATCCGTGTTCTTTATTAGTAAAAACTTTACCAGTAAAGCCTTTTGCTGATATATCCACATTATAATCTATACTGTTTTGTAACTCTCCAGTATCAACGGGAACTCTCATTTTTGCCTCATCTCTTACCCTTATGGTAGCATCTTCAATAATTGGCTTAATATCTATATTGTGTAATCGAGCAATTTTTCTGTAAAGTCTGTCTAAGCCTTCTATTTTCATAGCTTTTTAATCTCTATTTGAAAATGTTCTGAATAAGGTAAGATACTTACAACTTCATAATTTACAGTATCAGAATTAAAACATATTCCGTCTTTTTCTTTCAGCTTATTTTCGTTAGTAAGTAAGTTAAAGATATAATGTAGTTCACTTCCCCACTTTTGAGCTTGTACTTGTCCCCCTGAAGGGTAGATATAAGCTTTTATTTCTTTTAGTTCTCCATATTTTATAATTTTGTTAGCTTCTTCATCCTCAACTATAATATGTGGAGCATATTTGTAAGTCTTAACGTTTGTAACTTCCATTTTATTTGTCCTTATGATTAACTACATGTAATAGCTTATATTTATTTAAACGTGATCTAATAAAAGCAGGTATTCCCTCTGTGGTACTTGTATCAGTATAGCTAACAGAGATAGCACCTTCACTTCTTGAAGATACTCCGTTTCTTTTTTCTTCATTGAGATAGTATTTAGCAAGTTCAAAAGTAAGAGGTTTCATAGTCTCTAATAGTTCAAGTCTATTCGTATAGTCTAAAACAGCTTGAGTAGCTAACTCAATATATAAGTTAGCCACATCAACATCTGTACTTAAATATTTTTTGTATTTTTCCATAATAGGATTACCTCCTATTCTGTTTCCGTTCCTGTTTCATCTCCTGAAGGTGTTCCATCAACTTCTTCAATTTTTTCAAAATATCCAGGTAATAAATTCTTTTTTAGTTTTGCGTATCTTTTTGTAGTTACTTCAAATTCATCTCCTGCCATTCTGTCAACTTCTTCTTCTAAATCATAAAAAGGACTTAAAACTTTAATTTTCATAAATTATCCTCCTAACCTGCTATTTTAGCTTTAACTATAGCTTTTTTATTCTTTTCAGGAATGTATTTTCCATATTTAGCTAATGATTGAATTGCTACTCCTGCAAAGTCTTCTGAATCTATAAGTCTATAAATTTCTATACCTACTCCAGCAACTCCTACATTATCTGCAGCAAAATATATGCACTCTGTTGTTTGGAATAATGCTGATGGTAATTCTTCAATAACAAAGCCTTTAAACATTTTAACTTCTTCTTTATCGATATTAACAGATGAACCTTTAGCAGTTGTTGCAAGTTTATGGTCAACTACAATATTATAAATTTCAGGTTTAACATAAGCTACCCAAGCAATATCCTTAGATACTTTATTGTCAACAAAAGCTTTATGAACTTTGTTAAATAAAGCTGAAACTCCTTCTTCAGTTAATTGTACGTTTTCAGTTGCACCTGCATTATCTGAAAGAGCCTTACCTAACAATCCATTTAATTTTTCAACCCAAGCTTCAGCATGAAGTCCGCCTCTTTCTTCAATTATTTGTTCAGCATTATCATTTACTGTTACATTGTCCACTCCTTCATGAATTGCAAGAGCAGATTCAAAAGGTACTTGCTTATTTATTGATTTGATTTCTTTTCTTGTTCCAAATCTTGAAGTCTTTCCTGTGCCTGTTCCAAAACCAGTATTAGCATCAGTTGAATATTCTTGAACTGTTACATCTGTTTCAGATACTTTTAATTCTAAAAAATTATCGGAATTTGTAATCCCGTCTTTTACTTGTAATGTTCCTCCGAACGTTCTTAAAAAGTGTTGTTTAACCGCAAAAACATTTTTTAAAGTTTCTCCATATTCTTTTGAGTAAGTTTTAATTGCCATATTTTCTCTCCTTATTTTTTGTATTTTTCATTTACTTTATCAAAACCTGTGATTTTTGTTTGTGGTAACACTTCTTTTTTAGGTATGTTACCTTTCAATCTTTCTTCTACTGCCTTTTCAGTAGCTTTTTGTATCGCGCTTTCTAAAACTTTGATACTTTCTTGAACTGTTTCTGCTGACTCATAGTTAAGTAGTGAGTGTAATTCAGTTGATAAGCCTCTTTCACTTAAAATAGATTTAGCCTCTGCAGTAAGCTCTCTTCTAGTGATTTCAGCCTCTCTCTTTGCTAGAGTTTCATTTGCTTTGTCTAGCTCATATTTTGCCTTTTCTTCAGCATTCATTCTAGCAAGTTTCTTTGCCTCTTCCTTATCACTTTCAGCTTTCTTTTCCCATTTGCTTTTTTCTTTTGCAATAATAGAGTTTAATTCATCTTGAGTGAATTTTTTCTCTTGCTCTTGCTCTTTTTCTACTTCTGTTTCAGTTACTGTCTCTTGAACTTCCACATCTTGTACGTTATTTTCTTCCATTTGTTTTTCTCCTTCCCATTTAAAAAGTTGGTTCTTTTACCTTTGTTATCTCTTTAAAGCCTAATAACAAGTAAAAAAGGCTATTTTATTAATAACATTATTAGAAAAATAATGAATATTACAATAATTGGTAAAATTATAGGACTTAACACCCAAAACCAACTCCAACTAATAAAGCCAGTTAATTTAAGACCTATAAATAAAATTGTTAATAGTTCAAAAAATATAGAACATCCTGGAACATTATTATTTTTATTTTCCATAATTACCTCCTAAACAAAAAAAGCAGTTTAAAGACTTACTCAGGTCTTGTCATAAGGTAGCGAAATTCCTTGTTGACAATAAAAAAGACACCTTTTACAGTGTCTTTATAGTTTAGTTATTTAGTTGTTAAATATTCCTTTACTGTAATAGGACCTGTAATTGGTCCACCCACATATTCAAACCTAAGTTTTGTGTTAGGATTATTTAAAATTTTTTTTATTTTATCTTCATAATTTTCTGGAATATTATTTGTAATTTCCTTTCCTCTAAGAAAACATATACTAGTAGATGATATTTCTACTCCTCCACCTAAACTATTAGAATACTGGTGAATATTTGTCATTGCATATCTCCCATCTTCAAGCAAAAAAACAACTGATCCTGTAGGATAATATCCAATTATTTTTTTAAAGTTCAATAAGTTTTTCATTTCCAAATTCTCCTTCTAATTTAAACACCTTTATTCCTTTTGATTTTATTTTTTTTACTAACTCATCTGGAACTTCTGTATATTGACCTGTAAAACAAATTTCCTTTATAAAATCAATTTTTAATTCTCCATGATACTGCAACTCAATATATCTAATAGGAGTATCTTTCTTAAAATCAGATATTTCAAGCATTTTATTTCTTCTTTTTTCAAACCAAGGAACCCATTCTTTTAAATGTTTTTTATTGATTCCGTTTGCTCTAGGATTTTCACTATCCCCCGCAACAGTAACTTTATTTAAAGCTTGCCCTAAACTATCATCTAATGTATAAGTCACTTTATTTTTTAAATACTTTTTATCAAAATGAATTATACAATTCCCATATTGTCGGAGATTATAATCGTGAGCATCTTCTATAAAATCTTTTGTCCCTAAATAACCATACTTTTCATAATCTTTAATATCTTTAATAGCACCTTTGCCAAATAATTGTTTTGTTGCCTTTTTTCTATAATCAAAGTTTAAAGCTCCACCACTCGTTTTTGTTTCAAATTGATTTTTAAAATGTCCATCATCTAAAATTTTATCAAAAATTTTAGTATCAACACGAATAGCATACTCGCTATTTTTTATTACTTCAGACATTTTATTTCCTATTAGTTCAATTTGATTAACTGTTAATTCTTTACTTACTATTGATTTTTCCCAAGCGTCCCCATATTCTTTAAACTTTGATAGTGTAGTAGGTAATTCTACTTTATTATTTATATTATACCCTTTTTGAATAGATTTGTCACTATTTATTATCTCAGCTTTAACATGAATTTGCCCGTTTCCACCCCAACCTATTTCGTTAATTTTATATTTTGTATTCCTAGCTAATAAAACCTCTCTCTGTGGATCACTTTCAAAATCTAGGAAATGTAGATTTTTTCCTTTTGTTCCTTTAGGAACTTTAAATTCTATAACAATTGGTTTATCACTACCGCTAAAATCTCTCCAATAAAAAGCTATATCTTTAACTGTTGTAGTACTCATAAAGCCTTTTTCAACAATTTCTTTGCCCATAGCACTATTTATTAATTCTAATGCCCTTTCATTTGGTAAATCATATCCTAAGTGATGTTTTAATAACTCGAAATCATTATAAGAAATATCTCTAAAAATAGCTTTAGCATCTACAGAACGATATAAAACAGTTTCTGAAATATCATTTTTTAAAGCGTAATCTAAGATATCTAGATATTCTTTTTCTTCTAAAGTTAGCTTATCAAAATTACTTGGGTCTCTTAAGTATTGATTAATCCACATTCCGTTGCCTGATACATAATGTCTTAGTGCATTTTCTATTTGTTCTTCCGTGTATTTAACTTCTTCTGTTTCTACTTCATCATTACTTACTAAAGCTTGTAATTCTTCTTCAGTTTCATAGTCCCAACCTTCCAATACATCACTTAAAAACGACCTACAGAATGGATGAAGAGGTGGAGCATTTTCACCGATTTTTATATCATCAATCAGGATAACTTTTTGATTATGTTCTCTACATATCTTTGATGTTCTTTTATCTAAATTAGCTTGAAATTTCTTTGCTTTTATTCCTCTTTGCTTAGAACTTTCTAAGTCTGCACTATTTACCATATAAGACGTTTCAGTCCTTATAAGTCTATTTGCTGCATATCTTCCTAAGTTTGTATGATACTCTAACTCATCAGCAATCTGCTTATTAGACTTACCACTTGCGAAAGACTGTAGTAAGTTGGACTCTAAACTTTTTGCTAAAACATCTTGATTATGCCAAACTCTTTTTGAAAAATTAGATCCAGCCCAATTATGATTAAGAACTTCATCTAAATATTTTTCACTAACTCTAGCACCGCCTAAATCACTCAAAACAGAGGAATAAACATTCTTTAAATGTTTGCCCCCTAAGTTCAACTGAGTGTCTACTTGCTTTAGTTTTTCTATTTCAATAGCTTTTGATAAAGCTTCTTTTCTTTGTATTCTGTATGAAGCGGAATTCTCTTTTATAAGTCTTTTAGCTTCTGCCTTAACTCTCTTGTCTTTTGTTGTATTATAAATTTGTAATAATTCTTTGTACTTGTCATAGTCTATCTTTTCAGTAGGACTATAATCACTCATTATATGGTCTATTTCTTTCTTTAAACGTTCCAAGCTATCATCATAAGCCTTATTGACCTTAGTCATACATTTAGTAGCTTTATCATGCATTTTTTTCATTCTAAGTTCTGAACGTTCTTCAAAGTAACTACTACTCTTCATCTTCTTGACCTATTTCATAACCTCCAAAAGACACCTGAGCCAATTTTATATTATTTTGTTTTTGTTCTTCAACTCTTTCAATCTCATTATCCACATTTTCAACAAAAGGAAGTAGAGTAAGTAGAGTTTTTTGAGAAACAACATTATTTAAATATGTTATTAATTGAGCAATTTCCAATTCATTAACAGGTAAAGACCTAATGAAAGTCATTTCTATATTATCAATATCAGTTCTAATCATCTTAATATTTAAAATATTAGAATATAGTTTTATTCTTTCTTTTAAACCTATTCTATAATATTCCTCTTTGGTTTGTGCCAGTTGTTCAAGTCCAAGTAGCTTATATTTCATAGCAACCCCTGAGGAGTTGCCTGCAAAGTTTTCATCTGTTAAGTTTGGAACCTTACTAATTTTGTGAATATCTTCAATGATAGATTTCTTTAAAAGTTCAACATCCGCTTCGTGGAAAGTCTTTGAAAGATATTCAACTTTATCTCCTTCAGACAATTCAAGTAAGCCTAGTCTCTTTAATTCTCTAGCAGTTTTTAGTTTCTCTTCTGAATTGTCTCCTGCTAGTGTTCCATAAAGTACAAGTAATGAATCGACGTATTGCTCTTTGTCATTTACTCTGTCTGACTGTAATAAGTTATAAGCATTAATCAAACTTATTACACTTTCAAAGTCTCCTTTTTGATTAACCTTATTCCAATATTCAATCATTGGCACTTCATTAAATACGTTTAATTCCTCATTAATTAGGCTTAATTTATCGTCTTTAAACTCATAAGTATAAATAGTGTCATCTGTTATTACCTTTAAAATTTCGCCTATTTCTTCGTTGTTTTCGTTTCTTTTCTTAATTCTATGAACACCAATTAAAGTATTTTCTTCAACTGTATCATCCACAACTAAAAAAGCTGTTCTTGGGTCAAGATTAGTTGACTTTGTATTACCTTCCTTATCTTGATATACATACTCAATACCTATTCCAAAGATGGATAATTCTCTTGCGAGTTCTGTATCAACTTGAGTTATATTTGCTTTTCTAAAAGCTTGTAATAATGAATCATCATCTGTCCTCGTTTCTTCTTCAGGGAAAGTATATTTGATTGGATTTCCCATAAAATA